CTGTGTTTGGATTGCTGATGTTACACCATCTACATAGTTAAGTTCTGTAGTTGAAAGTGTTGCACCATCAAGAATATTAAGTTCTGTAGAACTTGCTAGAAGAACAACGTCTTCGTTAATCTTAGGTGATGTTAAAGTCTTGTTAGTAAGTGTCTGTGTATTAGTTGTTCCAACTACTGCACCAGTTGCACCGTGTGCTTCTGTAAGATTTGCGTGTGTTGTAACATCTGAAGTAAGTGCTACTGTGCCTGTTGCATCTTGGAAAGTAATTGTACGGTCTGCTGTTGGATCTACTACAGTTAAAGTTGTTTCAAATGAATCTGCTGTTGCACCTTCAAAAACAATACTTGTTTCGAATGACCCAACTGCTGGGGCTGCTGCCCACTTAACTCCATTTGTTTCATTTGAGTCTGCTGTAAGAACATATCCGTTTGTTCCTAGTGCAACTCTGGTACCAGTGTTTGAACCTGTACCGACTAGCAAATCACCTTTTGCGTCAAAGATTTCTTTTGTAATTACATCATGTGTGTTAACGGTAGCCGTAGCCCCCTCAACAACTAAGCCATTTTTAATTCTAAAGGCTTTATCTACTGTTGCCATTTATTGCTCCTTTGGGTCATGCCTTCAAACCAGTTCGATAATACCGAATGGTCATCGGCGTTAGTACGGGGGTTACCGTCATACTGATTATACCAGAATTTAAGTTAGCGGTGATATTTCCAATAGCATTTATTGTATTGGATACCGTGCCAAACTCTGTTATATTTTGATTTGTTCCATCAAAAACTATGTTTATTTCTGTGCTCTTGTATACGCTTGTGGATGGGTGTGAAACCTGAATTAAATACTTGATTGTTCTCCACACAGTTGTATCGATTGTGTCAAATACGGTGGCTGTCTCTATACCTGTTATTGTTGCTGAGTTGTTTCCATCTCCACCCAGCGCTTCTGCACGGTATGAAGTGGTATCAATTAGATCTGCAAAGTCTTGTCCAGTAGGTCTATCTCCAGACTCAAACTTAGTCTTTAGCGTGTTTATTGGTACTATAGCCATATATGTGATTATATCATAAAATATAAAATGTGCTACCAATGACTGCTATGCCAATGCCTGGCGTAGTGTTGGTAGAAAAACCAGGATATCCAATATCTTTAAATCTAACCTTGAATGGATAAATTCCTTGAACCTCTGCAAGAGTGGTTCCAATTCTTGTTATATTTACTTTTGTATATTCAGTTGGTTTTACTGATACCTTGCAAACTTCAAGGGTAGTAATTTTTTCAACTGCCATGATTAACTCTCAGCAGCAGTTACATCTTCAATTACTGTTATTGTTCCCTTGCAAATTGTCCATGTGCGGGATGCATCAGATAATTGAATGTCAAAAATATCTCCTGTTTCAAGATCTTCAGATTCTCCAGAAGATAGAGATACTGTAAACTCTCCAGCACTGTCATCTAGTGTTGCTTCTGGTGATAGTGAAACTATTAATGAGTTATTAGTTGTTGGTCTAACAATATCCATTGAAATAGTCCAGTCATCAATAGTTAATGGATTACGATTTTCATCTGTAACATAAACTCTAAATGCTGCTGTGTCTCCACGAACCAATGTCCAAAGAACATTTGGTGGGGCTGATCCAATTGAAAAAGAATCTGTGCCTTGTCCTCTATATGTTGCCATTATGCCAAACCTGCTTTCATTGATCCCCAAGTTCCATTGCCCTTAACACTACCAACTGTTATAACTCCAATTGATGCATTAGCCTTTAAAACCACTCCTACAGCCCCTGAGCCAGTTGCTGGCTGTGTATTTGTTAGCCCCCCACTAGTTCCTACATATAGTATGTTTCCAGCCGTATATGAGGAGGTATCAAGTGGAATATCTGCAGTCCCTGCAAAAATACCAGAAACAATAATAACGCCATCGCTACCATTAGAAATATTTGTTTGTGCTAATCCAATTACTGGAAAGGTTGAAAGGTTTGTTGCTACCGATTTTGCAACGGTAGTTTTAGTTGAGTATCCTGTTGCATATACTGGATCACCTTTATTAATTGTTACCCCGCTAGAATTTTTAACCTCATATGTAACATAAGGTAGTCCTAAACCAGGAAGTACAAGTTCAATTTGTTCTGCTAATGACTGTATGTCACCGCTCACATTAACTACGTCAGAAAGTAACGGAAAAGGTAGATCATAGACAGGAGTAGAACCAGTAGGCATAAAATCTATTATACCATTGCTCTAGGTTTTTTTGTTAAATTACAGATTCCATGGGAGGGTCTAACGTTTTCAAGGGTATCTGGACCTCCAAGGGCTATATCTACAAAATGCTCTATGTGAAGACCATATTCCCATCCTGGTTGACCACACCTTCTAGTTGCAGAAAGGTCTATAGGGATATTACATAAATAACAATTTATTCCATATTTTTCTAAAACCTGTAGTTCTGTGTATTTTTCAAACCCATTATTTCTTCTATTTGCTCTTTTTCTTCTATTTATAGTTCTTCCTATTTCTGGATGACTTTTACTATATTGTCTTTTTAATATGTTTATTTTTTCTTTATTTATTTTATTATACTCTCTTAAATACTCAGTCCTTTTTTCTTTTGTTTTTTCATTGTAAACTTTCTGCTTTTCTCTCATTACTTTTTTATTTTTTTCATAATACTTTTTATCATAAATAGATTTTTTCTCTTTATTTTTAATACCATACTCAGAAGACCTTTTTTTAATTTTTTCTATATTTTTTTGTCTATAATCAGCCTTGTAGTGCTTTATGCAAAACCCCTTAGCCTTTGCTTCAAAAATACAAACATTTATGCTACACATAACCATATATTAAATATACCATAAAATATACCCTAAACTTGCTTTTGATATCAAATTCGTGCTACAATTAGACTAAGGCTACCGAAGGGTAGCAATTTTGCTCTAGGAGGTAATATACAATGAGAGAAAAGAATAAAGGGGTTTGGTTGGGTTTGATAGCACTAGTTGGGTTGTTTGCACCTTTAAGCAACGCCGCTAATGCTCTTGAAACTAAAACTCTAATAAAAACTACGCAGGAATCTGAAGCAGCCCTCAAAGGGGCTTTTTTGGTTTCTAGGGAGAAAACGTTAGAGAAGTATGAAAATGCTCATAATCTAGGTGATGAGCAGTTGGTTGAATTATTAAAGGCTGTAGGGTTTGAAGGAAAGGCTTTACGATCTGCTTGTGCAATCGCCAAGGCTGAATCTAACGGACGCCCACTTGCTTTTAATGGCAATCTAAAAACTGGAGATAGTTCATATGGAATGTTTCAAATAAACATGATAGGTGGTCTAGGTCCAGATCGTAGAGATAAGTTTGACTTAAGTTCAAACGCTGAGTTATTTAACCCAGTTACTAATGCACAGGTGGCGCTTCACATGACAAAAAGCGGAACAGATTGGTCATCATGGTCATCCCTCAATGGGAAACGGTATCAGGAATGGTACAATAAATATCCATGTAAAGCATAAAATTTAATAAACAAGAAACCCCCCTTGCTTTTGGCTTGGGGGGTTTTGTTATTTAATTATTTATTAAGCAGGTTCTTCTGTTGGTTCTTCAATTGGTTCTTCAATAGTAATTTCTTCTACTACCGCCTTTGGATTAGTAAAGTTATTTCCATCCCATGTCCAACCAATACCTGCTGGATTTTCATCCGTGTATTCAATACATACAAAGCCTGTTACTTGTTCTGCTATTTCTTTGGTATCAGCAACAATAACATTACTTACTGAATTACCTGATATAACTGCATAGTTAGCCATTTTATCTCCTAATAATTAATAATAAAGGTAAACAACACCAGCGCCACCTGCGGCACCATTTGATCCGCTGCCACCAGAACGGGTTGCAGAGTTATTGGTCATTGAACCTGAACCTCCACCGCCTGATCCTCCGCCGCCACCTGCGCCAAGTGTTCCACTTGTTGCATTAGAACTTGCATTTGAACCAGCAGAGTTTGCTTGACCAGCACCTCCAGTTGCACCAGAGCCTCCTGTTGATAGATTAAAAGAAGTTATTCCACTTCCTCCTGCGCCTCCTGCGCCTCCTGCGCCACCAGAATTATAGCCAGAACCGCCACCACCACCGCCAGAACCTCCTCCTGGGGCTAAACCAGAACCTCCTACTGCACCTGCGCCTCCTGCGCCACCAACTTGTCCTGATTGATTACATGTTCCACCACCACCAGAACCGCCACCTCCAGAAGCAGAAAGACCTGCATTTCCAACTGATCCAATATTTCCAACTTTTGGTGTTGTTGATCCAGCGCCACCAGCGCCACCAGTAACTCCATCTACTGAACCATTAACATCAAAACCAGTAGCACCTGCTGAAGTACTACTTCCTCCAACACCGCCTGCAGCAGTTGATCCTACAGTTCCTTGTCCAGCGCCACCGCCACCGCCAGAAGATCCGCCAGCACCACCAGGTTTAGATCCTGTATTGCCAGCAAGGGCTCCTGCATTGGATATTGGGTTTGCATTGGTTCCACCACCGCCTGTGCCATATCCTCCAGCGCCTCCGCCATTAGCCATTACTGCGCCATAAGATGACATTCCTCCGTTAGTGCCTGCTGTACCATCGCCACCTTTAGCACCATTTCCACCACCACCGCCGTTGCTTCCGCCTGTTCCGCCTGCTCCAATAATTACTGATGTAGAAGGAAAAGTCCATCCACTAGATATACCTGCACCAGATCCGCCTGCGCCAGATCCTCCACCACCGCCGCCTTCACCGTAACCTTGTTGAGATCCTCCGCCGCCGCCGCCTCCGCCGCCGCCTCCGCCTCCGCCGACAACTACTGCATAGACTTGAGTTACGCCAGCAGGAATTGTTACAGAGCCAGTTGAAGTAAGAGTTTGTTGTAATGTTAAGCCAGCAATTGGACTATTTGTAGTTGGACCTGCTGATGCAGCAGGAAATTGTGATAAACCCATTACGCTATCTCCACTCCACTGATGTGAAAGTTAATTGTTGTTGCTGATGCCAAACCTTTAATAGTTTTAGTTGTAGCCAATACTTGTTTGCAATCAATATAGACAGTTGTATTTGCTGCAATAGCAGTCGTTGTATGAAGCGACACATCATCAAGAAGTAATGTAAATGTGCCAGCAGATCCAGCGGTATTAGTTACCGCAATATTTGTTACTACTGCTGTTGTTGCAGCAGGTACTGTGTATAGTGTTGTGCTTGATGTTGCTGCTGCTGTTCTAG